AGGGCCTCACCTCACTTAATTGTTCCGTCTTCCGTCTTCATCTGTCTGACCGCTGCCTCGATCAGCATTTCGATCTCCTCGTCAGACAGAGAAATGTTTTTCTGTATCAGCAATCTCTTAATAAATTCTGTCACGATCGCCTTCTTTTCGGCTCCGGTACCGGCAGCGTGAGTCTGCTCCGCCGCCATAACAGCCTGCCCGATCCAGTCAATCAGGGCCTGCATGACCGCGTTCTCGGTCTTGGCCTTGAACCAGGGGATGGCGTATCTTGTGATCAGCAGGGTTGCGATCATGATCGTGAGCTTTAATACTTCCAGGATGATTTCTCTCATGGTGTACTCCTTATAAAAAACTGTGGCTATCCAAGAGCCTGTTATAAGTATCCTTGATGTTTTCTGCAGCCATCACCGTCCTGCTGTTCCTAAATTCCGGATGTGATTCGCAGAACCGGTTATAATTGTCAATATCTTCCAGTGTCTGGTCGAAATACTCTTTGCTGTGCTTGACGCCGTTGTAGATCTCATCATTGAATCTAAGGATATGCGTTCTCGCCAGTACAGCGTCGCGCTCATCCATAGTGTCTTTCAGTTCCGAAACCTTGTCCGTCAGTCCCTCAATGGCCTCGGCCGTTTTGTCCTTTTTGTTGCGCCACAGACTGTATTTGTCCACGGCCCACTGAATAAATGCAAGCAGCCCACCACCGATCAGAATGTTAATGAAATCCAATGTCATGATCCTCTCAAATAAAAAGAGGACCCGAAGGCCCTCTGGTTAATAGTGCTTTAAAAATCAGTAACGGCAACAAATGAGTTGTCCGAAACTTCCAAACCGTTAAGGTTTCAATTTTCTGTCACCTCTGCTTTAAACTAAATTCGGGCAAGGATTTGCACCTTGCATGATGCAGTAGTCATTCTAATTCGTTGCGCACCGTGAATGATTCTCTGCATCTTCTCAATGTCTACCTATTCCATCACCGAATCCTGTCACCTCTGCTTTACGGTACATACATGATTATTAGTGCCACCCAAAGAGTGGCGAATCCATACCACCATGATTTAGGCATCCTCGCTCACCTCTTCGGGTTCGGGAGTCTGCTTCGTGTATCTCTTGCGCTCGATAACTCCCTGCTCTACCGTCCCCCATTCGATGGAATCAACGTCTTTTACGTCTGTCTTGACGGCAGAAGCACAGAACAGGTGGAACTGGTATTCCATTTCTTCCCTTGTGCCATATTTGTTTACGACAGGCTGAGGTGCGCCGTTGTTGATAGATTTTCTCTGTGCGTAGTAGGTCATGATGTCTCCTTTCTACTCTATTCGTGTAATTTCAAGCGAAAAGTTGGAAGAATTGTTTAGTGTGCAAAAACGAATATACGCCGTTCTTTCTGGGAATCTGTCTAGTGTTTGGACACTTAAGTTGCTATATTTATTCGTTCTAATTTGCCCTATCATCTGCTTTTTGCTGTCATAAAACGTCAACAGATAAATCCTACGATTGCTTTTCTGATAAACATAATTCGGATTAACAGGGAAAAATATCGGACTTCCGGCTGAGCTTCCTTCGACATATTCTCCTGCTGTATTCAAACTTACTTGTCTTTCAAAATAGGCATCTCCGTATTCATTGCGCCCGATGTATTTTTCAATCAGTTTCGTCCCGACAGGATATATCTCTCCAACAAGCATCTCTCTTCGGCGTGCCATCAAATCCATGACATCACCGCCTTTGCTTTTAGAGATATTTGATTCTTATAACTCCGAAACGGACAGCAAATGTTCGGCTGTTTGCGTATGATCCGATTCTTACTGTTCCAGAAGATGCTACGGTTACTATTCGGCTTCCGACGTTTCCGACTTCTAATAAGCGTCTGATGTTTTCGCAAAAGCCACTCCCATTTAATACCCACCCGTTCTTATTTCCGTTTGGGCAGTCCCAAGCTACTTGGATGACTTGACCTTTTATAACATCGAACAGCTCGCCGGCGCTCCCCTGGTCGTCGAAAACAAATTCGTAATCCCAGATCCTGCTTGACATCATCTCTCTTCTTCTCTGCATGAGCGACATCATATCGCCCACGCATTCTCGACATTATGCCGATAGATAGATAGATAGATAGATAGATAGATAGATAGATAGATAGATAAGCCTGTCATCGTTCTAACCATGTGTCAAGCCCTCCTATTAGATCAAAGTACCGAATATTCGCACGGTACCACTCAAGTACCCCTTGCTTGTATCCCATCCGCCAACTCCTATGGTTATATCTGTTATAGGAATTGTGCTATCAAGTGATATACTTTCACCACCTTGAAATGGTTTTAATAACCAATGCCCTCTTTCACTTTCCTCGACTAAGATAACGCTGTTACTGGCCGTCCTCAGCCCCTCCACGGAACTTCTGTCATACACCATGGCTGCTTGTGAACCAACCTTAGCTGTAACTGTGAACCAATCTTGTCCACCGCTACATACCAAGTCTGGAATAATCAATATCAAATTCCAGTTGCGAGATGGCGTAAATGTAAAGGCGTTCCTCACGGCATTTTTGAGTTCTACTTCGGCAAGTAAATACATGCCGACATTCAGAATGTTGTCTGCCATTCCAAATCTCCTGCTCATCAAGTCACTGCCCATGTCTGATACACCCCCAATCCGTTAAGGAAATTCAATTCGTATACCGTATCCTCATTAACTCCAAATCCACCCGGCATTTTTACCGTATTCGGCAAGGTCAGCACTGTAGCGGTCGTGCCACTTGTAAAGATAATGTCGCAGATACCTGATGCAGACGGCGTGAAGTCAAGCGTATCCAACTCTCCACAGACATAGCGAGTGTTTGCCTGTGCCGTGATTGTTGGAGTGCGTCCGCTGACGGTGACTACAAACATATCACCGACCATCTCGGAGATTTCCTGTTTATCAGCAGTAGTAAGGATGTAGCTATCGCCAGTATCGCCTTTCGGAATCCCGAAACTCATCACCCCTGTCTGTGCGTCATATCTCGCACTCGCAGATGATCCCGACGGAAGTGTCGTTGCCTGTGCGGTAAGTCCTGTGATGGAGTCCGCTTTTGCCGATGCAGTCTGTGCACTCTGACTTGCTTCTGATGCCTTACTGCTTGCGGTCTGTGCAGAAGACTGTGCCTGTGATGCGTAACCACTTGCACTCTGAGCCGATGCCGATGCACTCTGAGCATATCCCTGTGCCTGTGTAGCAGAATTAGCAGATGCCTGTGCGCTCTGAGCCGATTCTACTGCTTTGTTCCCCGAATTCAGCGCATACGTTTCTGCATTTGTACTTGCACTCTGTGCCTCACTTGCCGAATGAGCCGATGCCGTAGCAGATGCACTTGCCTGTGATGCGCTTGTCTGTGCAGATGTAGCACTGGTCTGTGCATTGTTGGCATAGGTCTGTGCCGTATCCCTTGCGGTTTCTGACTGTTCTGCATATCCTTGTGCCGACTGAGCCGATGCGTCAGCGTCTGCCTTGTCCTGTGCGGTCTGTGCAACTGCCGTATTCATCGCACCGATTAACTGGTCAATGGTGGACTGTTCTTCGGGTGTAGGCGTTTCATCTGTGCGGTCAGGTCTGACTTTGTTCGGAATACGGAATTTATACACCGTTCTGCCGAAATCACTTCCGACATGATACAAGAACGCAAATACATCTTTGCCCGAATCAATAAACTGTCTAGGGATAAGCACACCGTCAGCGTTTCCAATCATAGTTACGCTAGTGCCGTTTGATTCGGAATTGCTGAAATCCACCTCATAGGTTGACGGCAGTTCTACACCCTCAATTTTGAGATAGAGTCCATAATCCTCTTTTACGATTGGAGCGGTCACGGTGTAGCGTCCGTTGCTGACTACTCCTCTTATAATCTTGGAAGTATTCATACTACCCCCTTATACCATCCCATTATTGACGCACAAGATGAGTGCATGTGGCTCTGTTGTTGCAAGACCACTATCAAGCCTCTTGACTTGGATTCGTATTGCGCTCTGCCCGATCACCGTACAGGAATATATCACCGCTCTTGCACTTCCCGAATGTAAAGGCAACGCGCATAGCAACCTATATCCTGCGGGCATTTCACTCGCCACATTCTTTGAACGGTCGATAACTCCGTTCGCATCGAATCCCTGTGAACCGAAGTCCACTTGCACTGCCTTAATGCTTGTTTTCTGCAATGCGCTTATTGCTTCCGCTATATTTATCTTTTCCACAAGCGGGTCAACACTTGTAATGCTGATGCCGTTCAAATTCACCCTGTAGATGGGGAAATCTACGGGAGAATCTCCGTCTGCAATCGATCCTGTGTTGTATTCCGGTACCGCCGGATTGCTCGCTGCTGACGTGCCCTTAATGACCGCCAGCTCCATGCTCTCGACGCCCGTCCCTGCCGTCTTTGTGTATCTCGCAACAATCAAATCGACCCTGAGCATGCCCTGCCCGCCGTTCTCAATGGTCATGCTCTCGGTTGTGCCGTACTGGATCTCCGCAGTGCATCCCTCTGCCACAAGCGTACCGTCGGCAATCTCTACCTCGTTCGCACTGATGACCGTAGCAGCCATCTCGCTCCCGACGCCCTTGAGGATCTTCGCACTCGCTCCGAAGATGCCGATATTAACATCCCTGTCCTGCTGGGCGGTGATGTGCGGCTCCGCCCTGTAGCCTGTGATTATGTTCATGTATTTTCCTCCGAATTAACAGAGAGCAACATAGAAGATGCCGTCTGTTCGACTGTAACTTCATCGGATAACTGATACTCGACTTTCTCGAAGCCCTGCTTCCATTTGACAATCTTGGTCGTAATCGGCGCCGCCACTGTATAGCCGGTGATATAATCACGGCTTCCGACAATATCGCCGACTGCAACGTCCTGTGTGGATTCGAGGTCGATTGAAAACTCGTTCTTGCTTGCTTTTGCCTTCATCTGGTCTGTTCCAGATTCAACAAGGTTGTCTGTTTCAGCGCCCGCATAATCGTACACGTCCGTTACTTCGTCCGCTCCAAACTGCGTCTGTGTGCGACTGATGACTCCGTTGGTGTCCGCATACAGATGCACGACTGTTCTGTTCTGCAACTCGCCCTGCCCCAAGCAGATAAGATGGTTAATCCCCATCTTGTTAATGGTCATCGAATACTCAGCATTCATGTCGCTTGAATACTCAATCATCTGCGAATAATCGACAATCGGGACCGCATCCACAACAACTTTGCACTGCTCCATGTCATACGCTATCCGCATCTTGTACCCGACAGATTTAAGCATTGCCTTTAATCCGTCATACAAGGTGACATAGCGCTCATAGCGGTAACTGACAGTTATGCCCGTAGATTCCTCAGACCCAATAAAAAGCCCGGGGAGTACCGCTGACACCCTCCGAGCTATGATTGCATTTAATTCGCCTGAATCCGTAGCATAGGCGCTTCCGGAAGGCGGAATGATGACCTTGTTCTGCAACATCCCGCGCCAGGTATACCCGCCGATTGATACGGAATTATTCCGTGTATCTGATTCAAGGCGCTTGTATATCCCGCCGTATTCCGTGCCGGGAATGTATACACGGGCCTTGTCGGGTACATTTTCCCACTCTGCACGGTTGCAGGTCACTAAGAACGTATTTTCTTTGTCGCCGATTTCGAAGTCGTATTCGCGGAAAAGTATGCTTCTAAGTTCGATGCCACTGGCATCAGCTAAGATAACTTCACTCATACGACCTCCACAAAATCGGGTTCTGATTTTTCATGATAGACAGTAATATCAGCGCCAAACGACGCATCCCATGAGATTTCGAGGTTGCCCCCAGGAATCTTACTGAATATCGAATCAGTCTTGTTTCTGTAGTTGAACATATTGGATTGCGTGCCGTCTAAGTTGTACTGCGTGATTGAGTATGACCTGCTATCGATAATAACGTATGCGCCCTGCGGAATCGTAGCCCGCAAGATGTACGGATAGTCATTGATAGTGATGCGCGGATTAACTGCAAGCCCATAGATGATCATGCGGAATTCCGAGTCGAACGGGAAGTCAGTCTTGATAATCTTCGTACCCATGACAGGCTCCGTATAATCGTACATGTAGTCGAATGGATAATCCAAAAGAGCGCTTGTATGTTCTCCCGATGCAGGGAGCGTAATCTGCAACTCTTGCACCCAGAAAGGATATGGCGCATAAATGTGAATCGTGTTCTGCAAATATCGCCACGTCTCAAAAGGATTCGTCTGAGACTGCGTAATGAAGCAATCGATATAATAATTGCCCCACACAATCCGACCTGTCTTTTTCTTCCGCATGTCGTTCTCGAAGTCATTATGCAGAGCGGTCAATAACTGCCGTCTCTGTGCGGGAGTACCGTAAATAACTAGATCGACATCATACTCGGCGGGCTGACGGGAAAAATCAGAGACACGAACACCATGCTGCAGTGTTGTGCCCTGAACATTCCACGCGAAATTGTAATAATTGGCGGCAGTGTGAATTGCGCCGTTGGCGGTGAGGTTGTATTCTCTGCCAGATGAGGCGATATATTTGATTGGAGTAATCATAATGCACCCGCCTCTCTCAGTTCTCGCTGGAAGTCACGGCGTCCGATAGTAACAGTGAAATTGGCTTCTTTCAGTGCCATCGTAAACACTTTGTACATACCATTCAGCAGCTGTTCGTTGTTCCGTGCGTTTGCTTCTGCAATGGCATCCGTAAGCGGTCTCAGGCGGTTCTCAGACAACGGAACGACTGCTTCGGGTCCTGCCTCACCGACACCGATTACGTTTGGAGCGTTGAAGATACCACCACGTGCGTACCAATCGACACCGAAGTCGGGCATACGTCCTTTTCCGCCGACACCGTAGGGGAATTCGCCGCCGTCGACGCTGAAGTGCGGGAGCTTGATGTCGTCCAGTATCTTTCCGACGTCAATCGGGAAAAATCCCTTAATCTTGGCTACTGCCTTGTCTACAAGGTCGCGTGCGCTCTCGATCGGACCGGTTATCTTCTTCTGGATGTCTTCAAACAGTGAGCGGACATCTTCTGCAAGCCCGTGGAAACCGAGCGCATCCATGATGTCTGCGACAACTTCGCCGACAAACTCAACAGCCTGTGGGAAGATTTCCGCAAAGCCATCGAATACCGCCTGCCCTACTGACAGCGCCAAGCCAATCCAGTCGGTTTCCGAAAAATAATTCCAAATCAGTTCCACGACTGCGGGTATAAGGACACTCGCCGCTTCCATCAGAGCACCGCCAAGCGCTACCATCATTTCGCCCGCTTTTGCAATCAGTGTCATTCCTCCCTCAGAATTCTCTCCGAATCCGTCAGCGAAATTACGTATCGCATCAGCCGCCGCAAGCGCCATTTCGGGGATTTTCTCCGTAAGTCCTTGAATGAATCCGACAAGCATTTCGCCGCCCTTTGTGACCATTTCGGGCACTTTGGAAGCAATGTTTCCGATAAACTCCCCGACACCCTGCTCAATCAGAGCAAAACCGCCCATGAAGTCGCCCGATGCCATCTGCGCAAGGCCGTTGACAACGTCCGTAGCAGCAGGCAGAAAATCGGCTGTAACTTTGTTTTTAAGTCCCGTCAGCGTGCCTTGCAGAGTCGTCTGAGCATCCACAAAATCAGCTGATGCCTTAACGCCCTCATCAGACATGACCATGCCGTACTCTTCCGCCATCTTCATCTGTTCTTCGATGGCATCTGTACCGCCGTTAATCAGCGGAGCAAGTTCGGAAGCACCACGGCCGAGCAGTTTGGAAGCCAGTGCGGTTCTCTCCGCGCCTTCCTCCATGCCGGACAGCGCCTGTATGGTCCGCCCGAACAGTTCCTCTTGCGACATATTCGCAACTTCTTCCTGGCTGATTCCGAGCTTCTGGAACGCATCCGAGTTGCTTACTGCCGCATTGCTCAATGTCTTCATAACAGGCGCCATGCTGTCGATAGACGTGCCCGCACGGTTCAGCACATAATCCCATTTCTGGAAGCCCTCCGCGCTGAATCCAATCTTCTGCGACATCTTATCAACATGGTCGCCGTATTTACTTACATCGGAAATGCTTTTGCCGAGCGCTACGCCCGCAGTCGCGCCAAACGCCGCTATGCCAGCGCCCGCAACAAGCAGTCCCGTTTTCATCTTATCTCCGAACGAAGAGCCAAAAGTGCTTCCGGCTTCCTGTCCGGCTTTATCCGCAGGCCCGCTCAGGACACTGCTGATTGAATTCGATATGCCATCGGCAGACGGAACAATCTGCACATAAGCCTGTCCCAGTGTAGCCATATTAATTCCTCGATAATTCTGCCCACCGCTTCTTAAAAGCCTCTGGGCTGTCAAATATTTCGTATTGTTCTTTTGGTGCTGTCGTGGATCCAGTCGGACCGTCCGCAAAGCACTGTGCTGTTAATGAAAGAGGGTTGTCATATTCAACGCCTCTAAGCACATCTATCAGCTTTGCAAGCAGTACCGTCTGAGTATTCACAAGCGCCCCACGCTTTGCCATCTTGACCCGCGAATCTTCCCTCAGACCGACAGCGAGAGTAGCCAGTAACTTCACTGGAACTCTCTTAATGTCAAAAATCCCGTACGTCTCCGCCATATCACAGGTGAGTTCGTCCGGGAATTTTGCCATCATGTCGCTGAGGATCCTCAGTTTTTTACTGCGGGTATAGCCTCTTCGATCTCTTTGAGCGCGTTCATCACGGCAGTGGTGTGCACCTTGCCGTTTTCGTCTCTCAGGTGCTCAATAAGCGCCTTTTTCTGCTCTGCTCCAAGCAGTTTCTCTGCGAGGTCTCCGATCCAGATGGGATTCTTGGCGACTTTCGCATAGAGTTCCACAAGTTCAAAATCATCAAAGACATTTTCGTCTAACTGGATTTTGAACCCGTCCCCCATTGTGATTTTGATCATGCAGACTATCCTCCGATGTATTCGTCGATCTTGTTGCCGCCGCCATCAGGTGTCATAGCGGTGATGGTAAGGTCATAAGCAACTGCATCGTTGCCCTTGTAAGTCGTGTCGCCGATCTCGGTGATAACGCCCCTGTTGATTACCATTCTCTGCGGAATTCCGCCCTTCATGATCTGATCGATAACGAAGATGTGTTCCTCTGCCTCATCGTCATTGATGCCGACGTGCAGACCAGTAGCAAGTGCGCCGGTGACATTATCCTCGCCATGTACAAGCCCCTGTACATCTGCATTGAGATATTCGATCAGTTTCAGCTTAACCGTGACGGTCTTCTCGTCTTCCGTAATCAGCACTGTTCCGTTGCCCCATTCCTTGATGGAAGTGGTGGATTTGGAAATGCTGCGCGTAACACCGTCAGAAGACACAAAACCGTTATCCTTGAACGCATCGCCAAGTGCGGACGTCGCATTTGTGGGCGCGGTCGTACCGATCGGAGCGGAGAATACTGCGCCTGCCGGTCTCGGCTTGCCTGCCGTTACATTTGTTGCTGTTCCAGCCATTTTTAAGCCTCCTTAAAAGTGGATTTCGAACACGGACTGGTAGCGGTAACGCTTTGTCCTTACGTCCGTGTGGTTATAGTTAGATGCCAGCCTTATCTCGCTGATACTGTTCAGCGCAACCATTCCGAACATGACATTGCGCATCTCTTCGTCGAGGCTTGCCGCCTCATAGAGCGAATTAAGCGAGTAAGACTGCACGGCGATAGACCCCGAATCAATATGATCATTCAGCCCGCCGCCTACCTTTTCGAGCAAAATAAAACGCTCCGGCATTGTGGGATAGTCTGCCGAAGGAACTTCGGGCAACTCCATAAATACCGGAACGTCGATATGCTCAGATAAATATTCAAGTACGATTTGCTCTATCATCGTATGCTCTTTTCTAACGTGTTGTGGTCGAGGTTGTCCGCCATTGCTTCCTCTGTGGCAGTTCCGACCGATACATTCGCTCGGGTTGTACCAACATAAACGCTGTAGCCGTCTCCAGCACGCTCTGCGACCTGTCCGGCAAATTCTACAAGCACGTCCTGCATCTCTTGGGATTGCATGAGTTCGCGGACACCGTCACGGTTGAGCGTAAATTTGAAATCACTCATACTTTTCCACCATCACGTTCTTGTCCCACTGTAGCGGGACCAGTTCTGCCTGTCCGATGGCGGGATAACCGAACGTGCGGTATTTACCTGCGGGGAAATCAGCCGGGAGCTCTACACGCCTGTCCGTCCACACATGAGTATCGCCCTTAGGGATCCCCAGCGTATACGCTGCGCGCTTTCCGGTAAGGTTCAGCGTGTCAACGATTTCCTGCGGCGTAGGCGAGCCGATCAGGACGTTCTCGACAGTCACGGGCGTCTCTTCGTAGATCGGATGGTTGAAATCATCAACTCCCGCCTTGACCTTGTCATATAAAATTATGCTTCGTCCTGTGAGCCGTCCCATATCTCATAAACTCCTATCTGCTGACGCCTTAATCCGAGCCGCTTTAAGTCATTCCGCATGATTGCGCCGGAGATTCCGCCGCCAGGGACCGCATAAGTGCCCGACCATGAATAGCCGAGGCCGCTCTGAGATTCCTGCGAAAGTGGTTCACCATCCATCGACTGGCGCATGACGCGAGCCACGACATCGACTGTGACCATCTTTACTACGCTTGCGTATGCAGAATCGGCACTAACCATCTCATCCAGATTCTTGCCTACAGCACGCGCTTCCATTCTGAGAGCATCAGAAACAAGAGGTAAAAGCGCCTCAACACGTTCGGATTCTTCCGCAGAATATTCTTTACCGGATAGCGTGACCACATCTGTAAGCGTAGCAAAATCACTCATTTTTTCGCGGTTCCTTTCTTAACGGGCTTTTTACTGGGAGCCTTGACTGGTTCCCAGTTTTTACCCGTAATCTTACTTTGTGTGTCGATCACTGCGCCGGTCTTGATGTTCCGGTACTGCATTACGCGATGGTCAGACGTGCGAAGCTGTCAGCGTCAAGGATGCCCCAGCCGATGAAAGCCTCAGCGCGCAGGCATACTTCGTTGTACTGCTTCAAGTCGCGGCCTCTGCCGTCAGGATCGCCGTACTGGATAACCTCGAGCGGGATGTTTGCCGCATAGCCCCACTTGAAAGCGTTCTGGAAGTCGCCGATGTAGCCGTGAGCGACAGCCTTAACTGCTACGGTGCTGTTAACATCAGATCCCATGCCAGCAAAGGTCTGGGGATTCTGACCGAAGCGGAACTCAGGATACTGAACAACGCCATTAACTTTGATTTTGGAAAGATCGGAGCCAGCTGTGGGAGACAGAGCCATGCCGTTAACGGCACCACCGTCAGCCTGTACCATAGCGATAGCGGCATCGATGTTATCATCAACAGAAGCCGCGACATAAGTTACGTCGTTGCCAGTGCAGTAGCCGTCAAAGCTGTTGTCAGCCTTGAAAGAAGCGTCTGCGAGATCAGCGGGATTGACGCCGTGCAGAGCGGCAATGTCGAGGCCGCGAGCGATCTTCTTCGCAAAACCATCTGCGAATGTCTGAAGTGTGGGAATTCTTGCCTCGTCGGAAAGACGAAGGAACTCATCAGATACGCGGGCCTGATAGACGAACTTCAGAGGGCGGATCACCTTGGGAGTTGCAGTTGCAGTGTTGGCCGGCTTCGCCTGACCTTCTCCAACGATGGAAACCTCGCCATCAAGGTTGAATACGAATTCGGTTGTTCCGCTGAACGGGATCGGCTTCTGCGCAGCCAGTTTTGCAAGTGCAGAATGGCCCTGAACTTTGCTGAACATTTCGGAAACGATCTGTGTAGGGAAATTTGTAGATGCATTAAGTGTAGATGCAGGCATTTTAATCCTCCTTATTGGTTGTTGAGTGCCGCTGACAGTGAAGACCATGCGGCGGACTCATTGTTTTTGACGTTAGGCTCGGAAGATCCGAGCGGTGCGACCGGCTTCGTGTTGCCGATCAGTTTTACCATTGATTCAGCATCAGCCCGGATGGCCTTTTCGTCGTCTCCGGTGAGGCGGGATGCCATCTGATAAGGAAGCCCCATTTCCAAAGCCACGCGGGTTTTTACCGAGTCCGTCTCGTATCCGTGAATCTTTGCATTGAGGTCTGCGACGGTAGCATTATGCTTGCTGATTGCTTCCGCCTGTTGCTGGATCTGCGTCGCGAGCTTTGCATTTTCTTTTTTAATATCGTCATAGTCGGCATATTTCTCTGCCGCCTGACGCTCTGCACGCTTCACTCTCTCGCCGATCACTTTGTCGAGCTGTTCCTGAGTCTCAATAGGTGTAAATTCGTTCGCCATATTATTTTTTTCCTTTCCCGATTTCCGGTCGGTATCCGTAAATGAGTATTAAAAAAGCACCGCCGAAACGATGCCTTAATAACTGATATGTTGTTTTACTTTTTCTGCCTTAGTTTCCGAGCATATCCATGTTGCCAGGATCATGCTGTCGAGCAGTGCGATGTCAGCGCCGTCTTT